ATCCAACGTTGTTTCGTTAATATCAACGCCTTTGCCTTTGAAATACATTTCAATATCGTTATATAACTGCGCATTTATATTCCGACTTGTGAATGCGTATTTTTTAGCTAGTTCGTTGTTTGAGGCGGTTAGATTATCATAGTTAGCTTTCATCGTTTCGTAATCAGCCTTAATAGTTTCGTAATCGGCTTTTACGGTATCATAATCGGCTCTGCTATTGATTAGCTCATCCAATGCCTCTTTATTATCCACACCATATTGCTTGTAAATTCGTGATAAACGGTCGCTAATCATTTTATTTACTTGCTCCTGTGTGAATGTGGTTGCGTTAATATCGTTCTCTGTTGCCACGCTTTCAACATCAGCAGTAGAAGTTTCTGCATCAACCACGTTAGCGGTTGTTCCTTCTAATAAATCGTTTTGCATAACCTTATAGTCCTTTCTATTTTTACCTCTTTCGTTGAGTGATATTTTTATTCGGTCTGCTATAACCTACTATTATTATAATGGTAATCTTTCCATTTTTCAACTAACAGCTCTGTTTTCAATATTTTATTCCTTAATGCTTGACTTTGATGTTCTCGATATAAAGCCCTTAACATCTTCAATCTATCTTCATATTCAGCTATTATCAGCTTCTTCGGTGTTTGCAATTCATAATTGCCCTCAATCGAGTGTGTTTTATATTTCTTAACCAGCTTTTTAACTGACTTATCCTTAACCTTATCCAATGGTAAGCTCACGAAATAATGCCGGCAATTCGGTCGTGTGATAAACCATACTGGCTTACCCATTACCCATTGCAATGTATATAAACCTTTACTATGCGCCCATTCAATTACATCTTTTGGCGCTTTCTCATCGACGTATAATTTACCCTGCCAATCTTTATGATCTTCCGCACAATCATCGTGGCTGGATGCTAAATATACCCATTCGCCTCGCTCTCGGCTCTTATCAATGAAATTCTCAATCGTTTCTTGCTTTCGTTGTTCGGCTTTCTTAATCAATTCGTGATTGATTATCATTTTAGCTTTATCATTCGCTTTCAAAAATAATGCCAATAATAAATCCTCATTCATTGCCTTCGCCCTATGTGATAGCTTAACCATATATCCAAGCAAATATTTATTCAATATCGGCTGTTTATAAAGCTCCTTTTGAATAGGCTTATTGTTTATCACGCCATCATATATAATAGCTAAATATTTATTCTTCAGCGACAGCTGTTTCTTCTTCTGCCGTTCCTTCTCGTTGTAAATTGTTTCGGTTATTAGTTTCATATTCGATTAACTGCTCCATATTAAAATCATCTCTCGATTTATTCTCATCAAGCCATTCAATTTCTTTAAGCATTTCATCATCAGATAGCTTTCCACCCCATAATAATTGAACATATTTTTCGGTGCTAATCTGACCGTTGCTCCAAGCTGAACCAAGCGTTTGTAATTGCGTTTCCCAGCTCGGATTAGCGAATTCATCATATTTAATCGATATATCATAATCCGCATTCTTAAATACACCATAATCGATATAATCCTGTGCCATTAATAGCATAGCACATAATTTTTTAAGCATTTTCGTTTCATTATCACAAATTAAATTCCGAGTGAATATCGATTGCTTTTCTTTTTCTCTTTGAGCTTCTGCATTATCCTTTTTAGCAATATCAATGCCTAATGTCGCTGGACTTAATTCGCCAATTAATGCAACACCTAATACATCGTTGAATAACTGACCGTATTTATCGAAGTTAAGGTCAGGTTGCGTTGTCTTGATTTCATTATTAACATTACCATCGCCATCCAAAGTCCCTTCAATCTTAACATATTGTCTGTTATATAAATTAGGCAACATAGGAATGCCCTTATTTGTTCTTCCTAATAAATCCGTTGGGTAATATTCAACTGGTGTTGAAACCCTATTCGTTTGTCCTGATTGTGTTAAAATCTCATCCATAAAATCGAATAAATCTAATTTTCCATCATAGATAGATTTACCCCTATTTTTATGCAATGGGTCAAAATAATATCGATTAGGCACTGCGAATAAGCATCTAATTCCAGGTATAAGCTGATTTTCTAATCCAGCTAATTCAGGCAATGTCGCTAACGCACATTCGAATATATTGCCATCTTTTCCAGCTTTAAATAAATTATATTCAATTTCTAAACCCCTCGCTGTCAATGACCGCGTTTCAGCTAATAAATAATCCTTATCATCGGCATCTTTATAATATGATAGAAATACCATACCGACTAATATATTCGATTTATAAATCGGTTGCCAATCCTCAGCACCATAATATTCAATCAACGGATGATTGCATAATGCAGGATTAATATTAATCTTCAATGCTCCATCGCCTTCAACCAATGTCATCGGTCTTGCATTTTGGCATAGCATATATTCGAAATTATTAACTTCTAAAATCGCATCTAAACGCTCATCGGTGCAATCGATAGCAGGATATCCAACGATACCAGCTAAAGTATTAATTATCATTCGAGGAACGCCACTATGAACACGCTTAACCATTTCAGCAACTGAACGACCCCAAAAGTATTGTCGTTTATTGCGGTTATAAATCGGATTTTTAGCCCAACCATATATCTGCTGGTTAGTATACCAATTCAATAATTCATCGCCATCGCCTAAATACCAATAACGGTTAGCTCGAATATTACTTATTCTAATATTTTCCTCATCGTTAATATATGTTAATCTCTCATCAACTGGATTGCTAATTTTAACTAAACCAGCTTTAGCATATACTTTCTGCTTTAAATATTCAAGATAATTCATCTATGGTAAACCCCCTTATAGTATCGATAGCTATCGAAACCGATAATGTTTATTTTATAATTATATAATTTGCGCCAATGCAAATCATACCATATTTTATATTTTAATAAATGCCAATCGGAAATAGCCTGAGCTTTCATTTCCTCGAATTGCATTTTTAATTTTATATCTTTCTTAAATAATATGCGCTGAAACCACATAGCCATTGGTATGGTAATTAATTTTTCCAATGTAAATGGCAAATATAATATTCCAGCATATGTTGAACCCACAATCAGCATCCAACTAATATCGAATGCTGAACCGAATACGATAAATAAATAGCACCAGCCATTCGTTATCATCCAAGCCAAACCGAATGCTATTAAAAACTTCCAATTCGTAAATGGCTTTAAATAAACACGCACCCTGATAGTGAACGGCTTTAAATATATCCATAAGCGCCTCATACATCAGCCTCCGACTTCAAAGGGTCTTTAAATGATTTCCATCTTACCAAACGTTTCCGCAATGGTATCCACGCATATTCAAATCCGTTAATCGCGTGATCATCGAAATCCTCTCTCGGTTTACCATCCTTCGATTTCCGAGCGTTATTAATTTCCCTTATTAAATTCTTGCATTGCTCTGATATATGCAATTCGCCATATGCCATTATCATATTCTCGAAATATACACGGCTTAGGATTGGTATCTTACTCGATGGCATAAATCGAATATTATCGGCATATTGCCTTTGAGCTTCCATTACCAAGCCATCGATGAAACCACCACTGTCAGCACAATCGACATAGCAAACGAGCGTTCCCTCAATCTGATGTTTCGAACGCCATTGCTTCAATGTCGCAATCATCTCTCGCTGTATCTCAACGCTGGTTTTACGCGCATCGCCTCGACCCTCGTTGCTATCGAAATATTCATCGAGCGCATATATATTGCTCCAATCAGGTGTTGCACCGACTAACTGCATTGTGTTTGCAGAACCTAAACGCTTGGCATTATCTTCGCTATATTTAATCTTGCCTTCGCCGTTTGACATACCGAAATCGATACCAACCGAATAAATATAATTCTTACGGATACATTGATATTCTTTGCATATTAAATCATCGGACCAATGAGAATAGGTGCGGTCAGCCAAAGCTCCCCACATACCTAAACCAGCAACTTTATAATAATCGAACATCTTATCTTTCATAATCTGCATCGATTGGTCTTTCGTTGTTTGCCTATAAGTATTACATTTATATGATGATGTATGCAATGCTAAACCATAACCGAAACCGATATTGAATTCAGGATAGATTGCGAATTGATATCGATTATTTTCTAACCATTGCATATCATCTTCTAAATAATCTTTAAAAAATACATCATAAGTCCAGTGACCGATATCCCACGCATTCATACAGAATGTTATTTGACACCATAAATCATCAACACCGATTGGCAAACGCAATGAACCATCGATTGTTAAAAAGTCATCATAGGATTTCAATTGCGATGCTTCCTCGAAATATATATCGGTCCAATAACCAGTTTCAACGGCTGTCGATGTAATATTCTGCACATCATTCATACCACCGAATAGGATTACCTGACCTGTGGCTTTACGAATAATTTTATAAGGTGATTTATTGAATTTGAATAGATGCGCCAAGCCAAGCATATTACAAGCTGATTTAAGCTGTGTATATGTCGATTGAGCGTTGTCTTTATCATTCTGCCTTATCATCATTATATTACGGCGCTTATCATCTAATAATTTAAAAATAGGTTCCAAGCCGATAAAGTTATATGATTTGCCTGTTTCTCTCGCACCCTTT